CAGTGTATAATCTCCTCCCAGAGCCTTTTGGTTTTTTACCTGTGCCTACTTTAGGATCTCTTCTTGCCATTGATAACTCCCTTTAGTGCTTTAGCTTGACCAGCATGTGCTTTGGACGCTTTCTTCAAAGCTTTAACTACCTTTTTAATAGTCTTCTTTTTCTTTAACATTTCCATCTCCTTCTAGCCTGACGTAGTCTAGAGTTTGGATCTTTCGCTGCTTTAGGGAATTTTTTCATTTGTCCTAGTGATCTT